TTCCACCTTTAGTCTCCGCTTTACCAGCAATAGACTTAGCAGGATCAACTAACTTCAATTCAGTTTGCCAATCGCCACTCCAATTGTCTCCTGTATGCGTTAGTTTTTCAATTCTGAATATTCCTTTAACATCTATAGCAGTTAATTGTATTCTATCGCCTGGATTAAGTGTAGGCATAAGCAATGACTTTACCTTCCAGCCATCCCATTGTTGTTCGGCAGATGCACCTTTCTTCTTTTTGGTCTCTGCTTTATTTGACCGTTCTCTTTCAGGGCTGCCGATCATACCGCTATCAATAGCAATTTCAATTCCTTGTCTAGTGGTTACCATACCTTTTTCTATCACTTGAACATTGCCATTTTGAACAGACCATTCAAGATTAGTTCCTTTGGTAACTTTATCCATCAATCCTCTAGCTGAACCATAATAAGACAATCCATTATTCCACGTTCTTTCAGGAATGTTACTAGCAGCGTTCAACGGCAGCCCCATCTGCTTGGATACATCATGGAGAATTTGTTTTGATTTAACTTTCTTGCCGTATCCTTTGGATATGGTTGTATCCCTAATTTCTTGCAGACCATCAGCGAGTTCAAACTCAGTAATAATTTCCGCCCCATCTCTATGCGACCAAGCAGCATTAACACCACCAGAGAATATAAGCAATGGTCCTCTATCTTCAGCATATCCAGCATAGAGTAAACATTTTGTATCTGGTTTCTCTAATTCTTTTCGTGTCGCTTTACTCAAGTTCCATATTTGTATTTTACTCGTGTTAGGGTTTTTGTCTGTAGTCTTTTCGATGCTGAAATTGATTCTCAATTGATCAATTTCAAAGCCTTTATTCTGACCACTTTGACCAACCAACAATTTGTATACACGATCAAACAGCATTAAGCAAATCCACATATTCCATGTATATCATTTGAAAATTGCCAGAAGTAAAATCATCTCTTGAAGGAGGCCCATCAATATCGTTCACATTTACACATTGTATATCTCCTGGCGGCAAATCCACATATTTGAATTGTTTTAACAATGGGAAATTAGGCGCAACACAAATACCATCTACCAATGTTTGATAAGCATAGTTGCGAATACCCATTTCCCAATATTGTCCGGTATCGTTCCAATCCAATATGATGTAGTATGTTTGATCATCCAGCACAGCTTCTATTGCTTGACTGTTAGCATCTATGACAGATATGGTCATCATCTCGGTGTACCAATAGAAGCATTCGGACCCACAGGAGCCTTTATCCCAAATAATCCTCCATTAGAATTATTGTAGTTTTGTAAGGATTTAGCCATTGACCTTCCTCCTGGCGGGGCTGGATTAGGATCAGTTTGACCAGCTTTCTTTTCACTGCCTCCCGTCTTACCTTTCGCTGCTGGCGCGGCTTTTTCTTCTGGTAGCGTTGCTGTCTTGAGCGATACCTTCTTGATCTTCCTCAGTTCAGCATTAATGTCTAACCAATTACCGCCCTTATCTCCTGCGTTTCTCTGTAGTGATAGACTAGTGAAAGCCATATCAGTATATTTGCCAAGACCAGTTACAACTGTGACTGGTTGCCTAGCTTTATGCATCTGCCGTAATTGGCCCGTTACATTGATTAATTTCGATACGCATCCAGGCCCAAAATCAATAGCAAAAGCTTTGGCCGAAGAAACAGAACCAGTGATACTTAGCTCTTCATTATTTTGGGTAATATGGTCTGATATATCTTCATTGCCATCCTCAACAGGATACTTGGTTACTTCAGAAGGCAACTTGAGATTTTCTGTTACCAGAACGTCAAGTGTCATAACTCCTATTGAGCTAACTGTAGTTGGCCAAAACATAGAGAATGGATTGTTCATTGCGTAGCAGATTCAGTTCTAGGCGCGGAACTGGCGGCTTGTCGAGCCAAGCCATCTAGGATTTGCTTACTCATATCATTGATAGTCTTGGTAACTTGATTAGAGATTTCTTCAGGAGTTCCAGTGATAGTTACATTGTTATTTTGATTCACTGTATTGTTTTGATCTCCTGCTACTGGCGGAGTAGCAGCACCAGGAGTAACAGGCAATACACTAGGCGCCGTCGGAACCATGCCTATGCCAGGAGGCACATCAGGATCAGTAGCACTTGGGCTTGACCAACCAAGACCACGTTTCAACCATGTCCAAGTATCACCGAAAAGATTGCCAGTATATCCATACTGTTTATTTATGTTTTTCTGAGCTTCTTTCGCAGCATCTATTTCTGCTGGAGTAGATGGCCTATTTTGATTAGGATCAGCGCTATCACCCTTGGTCAAAAGCAATTGTACTATCGCTCCAACCGTAGCGCCAAGTAACATAAGTCTACCCATTAAGCCCAAGAACGACACTTCATTAAGGGCAACTAATGCAGCCTTAGCTTCAGTGGTGGCTGTAGTCAATCCAGCCATAGTCGTAACGGCTTTGCCTAGACCCAAAAACCAATTAAGAAAGCTCAAGCCAATAATGAATACAACAGTCGCGGCAATTATCCCTAACCATCCACTAACATCTTTGGTAGCAATTCCAAATTCTTTCATTGCTTCAGAGAAATCACCTTTAAATAAATCGCGTATTCCACGAAATACTGCAAAGAAGTCCGCATCTTCAAACATCTTCTTAAATGATTCCATAAACTTATCAAATGGGCCAAGCCAGTCCCCAAGAACTGAATCGCCTCCCCGCATCCAGACCATAAAGTCATCAATAAGTAGAACAACACCAGCAATTGCTGCAGCAAGAGCAAGATATCCAGCCACTGTAATAAAATTGGCCGCTGCCCATGCTAATGTGGCTCTAGCGACTGTGGCCAGCATAACAAATAGCTTAGGGCCAAACACTACAGCCATAGTGATGCCCAGAATTTCAACAATTCTTTGTATGCCACCTAATTGATTTGACCAAGCCTTAAGCGTATCTACAATTTGTTTTGTTAGCCATACTATTCCCTTAGCGACATAACCAGTTACATTATATAGTTGCCATAATTTACCGGCTAATTTATCTAATTCATTCCAGACGACAGCAAAAGCCTCACCTAATTTGATCGGTCTCTTAGCAAAATCTTCATCCAAAGATCTAATTGTTTTGCCAAGACCATCGATCAATACTTTAGATGTTAATGTTCCTTCTTTAGCCATCTCTCGCAGTTGTTCTCTGGTCTTTCCCAGAGAAGAAGCAAGAGCATCAACGACGCCAGGAGCTATCTGTTCCAGCATTCCATATTGTCTAGTTCCAATACGGACCATGCGGAACGATCTAAATAGCGCTTCAAATGTCTGGTTTATTTCCTCCCCAGATGCTGCGCTAAGTCGCAATCCTTTGTAGATGTTATCCACCGAAGTCAATATTTGACTTTGACTTACATCGAGTTCTTTGCTCTCATTGAGAAATTCTTTGTATACACCAAGAGCATCTCTATATGAAACGCCAGTATTTTGCGCCGTTTGGAATATGGTATCCATTGCTTCGCCAACATCATCGCCAGCGCGCGCCATTCTGGTAAGCTGATATTGGAGTTTATTGATTTCTTTACCAGCATCAACTAAGCCATCAATCATTCCATAGATTTTTTCGGCAGCAAATACTATGCCAAATGCTTTGCCGATACTAAGTGCTAGGCTCTTAACCTTATTGACAGATGCTTCATACTGGTTAACACCAGCAGGGTCAACCTTGAAATCTAACAGCGTAGTTAGTTCACGAACAATAGACACTAACGCGTGCTCCTGGCGCGGTCTATCTCACGTTTCTCGGCAGCCGCTCGCATATCAAGAATAGCGTTGATCTTTAACAAATCAATAATGTCCACATCGCCATTCTTCACTTCTGCCAAAGAAACAATGCCTTCTATTATTGGACGCCAGATGATAAACTCTTCAACGAAATCTTCACGCAGAACACCTATTGGCTCTCCACTTGGGGCTGTTCCCGCCCAATAAGGTTTCTGCCTTGCGTAAAAAGTTTTTCGTAATTGAACCTCAACACTTCCATTACCAGAGTGATGACTTCAGATATATCTTCACAAGAACGATTAAGCGCACCTTCATCTAATCGTATCGGTTCAGCATTATCAATCACCACCGAAACATAGTCTTGATTGAGAACGATCTTAACCAATGCAACAAGCGATGGGCCATCGAGCGATTTGGATACCTTCTCAATTGCCTCCATAGCTGCCCGCATTCGATTTTCTTCACCTTGTCCAGTATCATTGGCCTCCATTAAAGATGCTAGTGGTGGAAGAAATTTCTTTTGCACCTCACCCAATATTGTTAGAGATAAGAAAGGATCATAACGTCGTATGTAAAATTTGTTTCCATTGATAGGAAACTCATGCCTACCTGCCATTGTCCACCTAAGCCGCCAAGTTGCCACCAACAATATACATAGATGGAATGCCAGTTTCAATTTGCCAAGCGCGATTGG